GGAGTCGTGTTACGATGTAACCTAATTCGATGACCTTGACTACACTTCCTTATAATCATAACCTACTCTTCAGATTCCTCTGCTTCAGGTTTTTCTTCAAGAGCTTCTCGAAGTTTACTTATGAACGCATCCTTACCAACATTCAACTGATCTAAGTTAAACTGCATAGAGTTCATCTTATTCTGTAAGTCATTAATGTGGTTAAGTAATACTTTTTGTTCATCTGTCATATCCTCGATTACGTACTCTTTGTCATCGAAAGTTAAAACAGGCTTTTGTTCTTTTTCTTTTTTAGCCATTATTTATCTCCTTTGTTATTGTTATTATTTAGAAAGTTTTGCTTCTAATTCTTCTACTTTAGCAGATAACTCTTGAACTGCTTTAATTAATGGCATTACCATTTTTTCTGCGGATATTCTTTGTCTACCATCATCTCCAACAGACCACCCACCAAATGTATCTACGCCTTGATTGTCCAATGCTTGTTTAACTTCTTGAGCAATTAAACCGTGTATAGTTTTATCTCCACCCATTGGCTCTTTATCATCAGCATCATAAGCACTCCATTCTTTTGGAAATTCACTTGGAGATTTATGTTTATATGTTACTGGTCTTAAATCGTTTATAAACTCAAGACCTAAAGTATCATCTTTAATATTTTTCTTTTGTCTTTCATCTGAAGAGTAATTCCAAGTAGCATCTGCGTTAAAATCATTTTCAATGTGATTAGTATCATTGCCAATAAATACTGCATTATCTTTATCTGTAGCAGTCAAATTATTTCCAATTATAATATTGTTTGTATTATCTTCTGTTGCAACATCAACATTATATCCTAATAGTGTATTTTCAGCTCCAGTACTAATACTATTTCCAGCTTTTGAGCCTACCGCAGTATTATCAGCACTTAAGCAAACCCCTAATGCATTATATCCAACTGCTGTATTATCGTCATCTGCGTTACCACTAAGACTTGCTCCTCCAATAGCAGTATTTCTATTACCATCTGTGCAATGGTCTCCTGTAGCATCTCCTACATAAACACAAGATGAGCCAGTAGTGTGTCTTTCTCCAGCTTTATATCCAATAGCAATTGTTTGACCACCAGTAGTAAGTGCTTGTAATGAGAATGCTCCAATTCCTATAGAACCAATTGCTCCATTTAATTGGTTTGATGCGTGGTGCATTGAATCTCTGCCTATAGCAATACAATCTGTAAGAGTTCCGCCAAAAGTTGAGTCCATCGCTGCATTTCCAATCGCAATATTTCCAGTACTTCCTCTTACATTTGTATGAGACATTGCATCATTACCTATGGCAACGCAAAGCGTTGGTGCTCCACTTGTAACTCCGTCTGAAGAAACATTTCCTTTTAATGCTCTGAGTCCGATGGCTATACAATTAGATTGAGAGTCATTATTAATTTCTGACATAGCCAATGAGCCTATAATAGTATTGCCTGACTCACCTGCATCTAAATTTCTACCTGCACTATAACCTAGAATTGTGTTGTCGCTTCCGCTTACTAATTCTTCTCCAGCTAAATACCCAATAGCAGTATTACCAGCACCTGATGTCAAAGCACCTAAAGCATTATCTCCAATTCCGATTGTACCATTAGGGTCTATACTTGATGTAATTGCATCTCCAGCGTTTGAACCAATAAAAATAGCAGATGAAATTCCAGTTGCATTTGACATCGCTTGATGCCCAAGCGTAATATTTCCAGCACCTCCAACTAATTCAAGAGAAGATTCAAACCCTATTGCAAGATTTGAATTTCCAGTAGTAAGAGATTTAAGAGCTTGAAATCCTATTGCAGTACAATCATCGCTACTTGAAATAGAAGTTCCCGCCCTTGAACCAATAGCAGTATTTCTATCGCCATCATTTACTTGTCTTAATGCTTTAAATCCTATTGCAACGCTATCTTGTGGGTCATGAGAACTACCAGTCGACATTGTTTGAAAACCAACGGCAGTATTTCTTAAACAATTAGGTTGATTGAAAAGTTTCATTGATTCGTAACCAATAGCAATGTTACCACTACCATGACCACTACTAAATTCAGCATCATTAGAAGTATCTTGAGATGAATACGCTTGAGAGCCAATTGCTACAACATTAATATCTGTTGTAATTGCAGCTCCTGCACTTGCACCCATTAAAATATTATCGCTACCAGTTGTGATATTAAATCCAGCACTATCGCCCAAAGCTACATTTTGTTCACCAGTTTGCAATTTATATAATACATTATGACCAACTCCTACATTTTTACTCCAATTCCCACTTACAGTTCCAAGACCAGCCTCATATCCTACCATTACATTCTTTTCACCAGTAGTATTTCTTGAGGAACTCAGATAACCAATAGCAACATTTTTACCATTGCCATTTTGAATTTCTAATGATTTATAACCTATTGCTATATTACCAGTTGCAGTATCTTCAGCCGATAGAGCTAGTGAACCAATTGCCACATTAAATGAACCACCTGTTAAAGCATCCAATGCTTCTGCCCCTACTGCGACATTATTGCCACCAGCTGTAATTGCTTTTAAAGAAAATTTACCAACAGCTACATTATTACTAGCAGCATTTAATGAACCAGTAGACATAGCTCCTGAACCAATTCCAACATTGTTATCAGATTGACCACCAAAAGCTAGTTTAGCAACATCCTTACCTATAAAAGTATTGTCATATTGATTTCTTACGTGAGTAGTAGTACCAGCCGAAGCTCCAATATATATACAACCCGACATAATACCTGAACCACCAGTTCCAGCTTGATTCCCAATAATAACATTATTATCAACAGAAGCACTATTAGCGGATAAACCAGCTTCATTTCCAATAATAACATTTTGGTTTGCACCGCTTACAATAGAATTACCAGCATCATAACCTAAAATTGTATTGTCACCACCAGCATCATTATTACTAAGACTAATGCGAGAGTTAGCATCGAGTTGTAATTTTTTTGAACCGCCTGATATAAATGTAAGATTATTTCCACCATCTTGCCCCATTCCAGTATCAGTATCATCTGCAAATGCATAGGCTGGAACTGTACTACTTGGTGCTGCATTATATAAATACCATCCACCAGCATTACCACTTTTTACATTACCTGTATTAGTAATACGCATTCTTTCAGTATTAGTACCAGCAACATTAGCTGTTTGAAATACTAAAGCACCTTGAACATCTGCCCCATCCCTTACTCCAGCAACTTTAGCTATAGTGCTTGTTGAGCCTCCACTATCTTCAATTTGAAAATCTAAACTAGCTCCAAAGTTGTCAATCATATTAGCATCTGTTACATGCCTAAGAGCTAAAGCACCGCTTGTAGAGTCTGTTGCAGAAGATGTTTTATTAAATGAACTTCTATCAGTGCCTGTTACTTGCATAGAACCAGTTATAGTTTCACTTACATTAGCAACACTATCACCACTTACAGTTAAGTCACCACTTATAGTAACGTCACCAGATATTGTACCACCTACTAGTGATACGTTTAATCTGCTATTTGCAGAATCTAATACAGCGTTTAACGCTTCTTGAGTTGTGTGTGAAAATGCGGCAACTGAATTGCCAGATGAATCTAAAAGTACCTTGTTTAATACTTCTTTTGTTGTAAACTTGTTAATATCAGCCATTGATTACTCCTTGACTTCCTCCACCACCGCCACTAGGGCAAATTAACTATTATCTAAAATCTGCTGGAACTATCGCTCTAGTTCCTCCTGTTTTACTTCTTTTTCTGTTGCCATATTTTTTTATGGCGTTATTAAACTTTCTTTCATGCTGCACCATCATATTCATTGCTACCTGTGATCTACCAGCATCACCAGTAGAGCCAGCCCTATCCATATATAAACATTTCTTTACATAATCTACAATAGCAGAGTGAAATAAATTATCCACATCTGGCGTATCTGTAATTGCAGTAACTTTTTTAGGATTACCATAATAATGTATAAGCATTCCATTCACCATATTGTGGTCTATTGCTTGATACGCTTTCCTAGAAGTTCTAGTCTCAGCACTAGACGAGTATGTAGTTACTAAACTTAAATGGTCACCCCTTATGTAATATAAAATTTGATTCTCAGGATGTTTTACATTACCTGTTAACTGACCTGTACCTTCAGTAGTAGTAGTTATTGTATGCGTACTATTAAAATCAGAAGCATTTGTAACGCTACCTCTATTTGCGTTTGTTACTGTAACAGTATTAGAATCAATTGAAGCTGTAAAATTTGCCATAGAATGCAATGCGGTTGCTAAGGCTGATGCAACTGAAGAAGCACTAGCGTCTGTAGATATGTCTACCTCTATACCTGTCTTTCCAGATAAAGAAGGATCTGATCCTCCACTAGAAACATCAAACCAAACATAATATTCAACCGTTTTAAATCCTACATTTGTAGTAGTATCTACCTCAATAGCATTAATAAAAAAATATGTACTTTGTTTATTGCCTGACTCATCTGGTCTACAAACTATTTTTGTTACTTCTGCTGCTAGTGCCATAATTTAATCGCCCGGATCTTTGATTCCTGAACTCTCTGAATTTATGTCAAACATAAGTGGTTCACCATCTAAAACTCTAGGTATTTTAATATAATCACCTTCATTATCTAATATGTCTATACGATAGATTTTATTAATACCTAATAACTCACTACTAGAATCAGTAGCACTATCACCAATGTTGTAAGCTGTTTGATCTTTTAGTATATCTATTTTAGCAGATATAGACTTTTGTGAATACTCACCCATTTCATTTATAGCATCATTTATTAAAGACATAATATATGTTTCAGGAGCTTCTGGGAATACCTGTCTAACCCTACTAATAATTTGTTTTACTGTTAATGTATGTATTGAATGTGACATATTACCTCACTAGCTGTGCTAAACCAGATTTATAATCTTCCTTAAATTGATTTATAATAGGAATATACAATTCTATATCTTCTTCCCCACTATATAATGCTTCTAAACTTTTTATTGTAGCATATAAGGGCACTAAATATTCTCCATCATCTGGAAACTTTGCTATAGCAGAATCATTAAAAGCTACCGCTGGATAATTCAATGTTTGAACAATTCCACTTTGAGCATTTGTAGGGGTTGGAATAATATTTAATACATTATCTCTTACAAAAAATACAGGGTCTGTTGCTGTTGCAAATGCCATATCAGATGAATCTTTAACTCTACCTTCTAATTGAGGTGCTATTTCTCTGCAAGGCTGATTAATAGTATCATCATTTCTAACAACACCAAATACTTCAGAACCTCCTAAAGTTAAAGTAGGACTACTATCATTTAATGCATTAGAAGTAGTGAATAATTTTTGTCTAGTTTTAGGTAATGCATTTAATACTTCTTTAGCACCATCTGTTAAAAATTGTGTGAGTTCTGATTGAGTTGGAGTAGTACCACTACTATCTATAGAAATAGAAGCTAATGATTCTACCTGTGCTTCAAATGTTGCCATGAAGTCTTTCTCTCATCTCTTTTGCATTTTGATCAATACTTTGTGCGGATATTTCTACATCTGTACGTTTACCCATAGCAGACATCATATACATATTTGTAGTAAATATGCTTTCTGAAGCTTTCTTACCGCACTTCTTACAATAAAACCACCCTTCTTTATTAGGATGGTTACAATGTATACATTTCTTTTTCATAATTAATTCTTTCATAGTTTTGGGGAGGAACTTTTATTGAACCTCCCCACAGTACTATAAACTGTTATCCTTATGTATTCGGATTAAATGATAGAGTACTCAATTTGAAGACTGAATCTTCCAGCAGTTGCATCAGCATTTAAGGTTGTTGTAGTACAAGCATAAACATTAACTAAGCTTGTAGCAACAGCTATATGCGGAGAAGCATAAGTTATACCAACTGAATTAAAATTTAAATCAGCTTCGGTATAACCAGTAGTTGCTCCAGATCCATCAGGTGCAACCATACTAGCACCAGCTCCAAATATCTCTGTACCACTAGATACAGCTCCATTTTCAGCAGAACCTGATGTTGCACTTAACTGAATATTGCCTATCAAAGTTTGACCAGCCGCAGTTGTGCATGAAAAAATACATTTTTCAATTAGTATTTTTTGTGCAGTACCTAAGCCACTAGGAACACTAACATCTAGTGCACCCAATTCAACCATGATATCATTATCAGCGTACTGAGTATCAGCGGCAGTACTTCCAGCTAATGATCCGGCAAAAGAAACAATTTTCTTTGCACCTAAATCAACAACTTCTTTTGCCGCTGGTTCAAACTGTAAATGACTACTACTATTTTTATTTAATACATCACTTCTCATCTTATACTCCTTCTAGGTTGTATAATGCGTGAGACTCAGCTAGAGTAACTTCTAGACCTGCTTCAGTTAAGATCATGTCTTTTCTTAGATCTTCATCAGCAGACTGTACGTTAGTCATTACTTGTGTGTCACGATTAATACCATTACCAATTAAAGGTCTGTAAGCTAGTTGACTCATATCAGCCATTAGCATAAAGCCAGAAGCTTGACCTCTAAATAGAGGCTCTTTAACTAGGTTTAGTCTTCCATGAATCGTATCAATAACCATAATGCTATGACCAAAAGCACCTTGTCTTTCAGACATATTATAACGCATTGGAGATTGATTTGTTCCTGTTGCTGTAGGAGTACCTTGCTCGCCAGAGTTCTTATTATAAGCTAAAGAAGAGCTTAAAAAAGCATCTGAACCTAACTTATTAAAGAATGTAATCACTGGTAATGAGCATAGAACTAGCTTGTCAGAAGCACCACCACGAGCCGGATCAAAAATTACTTCAAGATCACTAAGTAACCTATCGTAAGTCATCTCAGACTGTGCTACACTTCTATGATAAGCACTTCCAGAAGAATAACTAAAAGCACTGTTATCTACAACAGGGCTTACATTTTTTACAATGTGACCAACTAGACCTTCAGTGTACTGAATACCACCAACACGAGCTTTTTGACCGAAGAGCATAGCTCTTTCAATGTCAATCTTATGCTCTCTGAGCTTAGTAGCCCAGATACGACTCCACTCATCGGGATAACCACGATAGCGTGTAGCGTATGCTGTGTTTGTCATTTCAGCCGCTGTTTTAAAGATCTGAGTGTAGCCAAATCCATCTTCAATTTCACTTGAAAAAACGTCTGGAGAACCAGAACCTTCTTCGTATGAAGTTCCAATAATTTGTGCTACGTCATTGTTTCCAATGCTGTTACTTCCAGAAACTGCTGATACATCGATCACTTTTCCTGAAAAAACAGAATCACTTGCATTGTGCGAAATTGCACCATCTACTCTTACCAATGCTTGACCATATCCATTAGCATCATCAACTGTTGCTACAGAAAAAACCATTCCTTTAACTAAATATTCAACAGCCGCACCGCCAGCAGTATCTACAGTAAATGAATACGAAGAACCTGCGGCAACAGTGCCAACTGCACCTTTAATTAGAAAAGAACGATCTGTAAAGCTGATTTTATTCCTATTTTCTAGGTAACGGAACACTGGGTCATCGGTAGGTGCTTTAGAGACATTGTTTAGATAGACGAAGAATGGTGATTCTTCCGGAGTTAATTCAGCAACTCTGTCGCCAAAATTAAAAATCCGTCTTCTATCGGGTCTTTGTCCTACACCTGCATCAGAAGTTTGAGCAGTAATATCGCTGGATTTTAATGATCCAGTATTGAATGATATTGCCATTTATATACCTCTTAGTATGTGTTTATTATTATGGTAAAGCCGCTCCAGCACCTGTCCCCATAATGCTTTCAAA